GACAAAGCAGGGCCGCTCGTCCAGGCCCTTGATCAGCGCCTGACCGGACGCGAAGGCGCTTGGGCCAATGAACTGGTCCACCATTGGCACCTGCGGTCGAACTGCGGCTATCAGGTTATCGATACCGGTGGCCGCCCCCTCCTTGCCCGCGCCCGTCTTGGCTAGCAGGATTAGATACTGGTTGAGACCAGAGCCCGAGATGTTATAGCTGCGGGCGCATACCCCGGCCGTGATAGCGATAGCGGCGCCAAGGGCGATCTCTGGTACCGGGCGAATGGCGGTCTGGTAAATATACTGGGCCACCTCCCCAACTAACCCGGGCGGCAGGCTGATACCGGGAACAACCGGTGTGGTGTCCTTTACATAGGTGGTCGGGGCTGGGGTAGGGGCCTCCGGGATGGAAGTGGCGGAGGCCATGTTAGCCTTGAGCTCCTCGAAATCCACAAGGGGTGGCTGCTGGGCGCGGATCTTACTGAGGGCATGGTTTAGGTATCTGTCATTCTTTAGGGCCTTCTCGCGCTTACCCAGCTGGGACATCCGGAACAGCCGGCGCACCTGCTCGTTGTCTCTGGTGTAGTAGGCGAGGATCGACAGCAGGGCAAAGTCAGCTTCACTCTGACTCGCGTAGCCCATTGCTTGCCACTCACCACGGCACAGCGCGTTGAATTTGTCGGCGTTGGCGGCCCGCATGGCCATCTCCACCACCTCCTCGTCCGACAGGGGGCCTTCCACGTCGTCCAGCTCCACCACGTCGGCGGGCTTCATCTCCCCGTAGAGCACGTCCAGTAGATGCTGGTAGTCCGCGATTGGGGCATTGCGGACCACGTCCCCGGTGCAGATCATATAGCGGGCAGAGCTATAGACCTCCACGTTGTCGCGGTGAACCCCAGCCGGGACGCGCCCTTTGACAATGATATGGTAGCCGGTGCCAGACGTCGAGCGTTCGGTATAACTGCTAAAGGCCTCCAGGATCTTCTGGTGCCTGGCCCACTGCTCCGGGGTGCAAGGCTTGGAGGGCTTGTTGTCTAGATCGATGATGGTGTATGGGTCCCATTCCGTCAGTACGAAGCCAATATGCTTCATCCCTGCCCGGACTGCCTCTTCGAAGGTCGCCCACGTATTCGGATCGGTGACCGATGCCGGCTGACCAGTCCGCGGGTTCAATGGCACCTTGTCCGAACCAGCACAGACCCACTGCGGAAGAGCCCGCAGCTCCATTGGAATGTTGTTCCACATCCTCAGACCTCCAGCTTTCGGCCAGCCAGGAACTCGTACAGGCGCTGCACACGGTTGACGGATGGGTCTTTGATTTCACCGCTGCTGAACTTCTTCAGCCAGTAGTAGGGGAGACCGGTCTCTTTATATATCTCGGGCAGGGGTATCCCGCTCTGCTTTAACAGGTCCAGGGTCTTGCGGTGCAAAGACCCCTTGACAGGTGTATCTGCCATTTTCAATGATGCTCCATATGTTGTTTATACGACCCTGCCATTATGGGGGATAGGGGATAGGATTTTCAACCCCGTATTGTAGGTTCAAAATACGGGTTGCTTGGCAGGACCACCACGTTATAATGGGCGTACACCCACCATCGAAAGGAGTACCGACGTGACCGAAGAACAGATGAAATTACTGGAGGAGTGGCGGCTGGCCAAGGCCGAGGCTGACGCCGTGAAGCCCATTATCACCAAGGAGCAGGAGCTGCGTAAGAAGGTCTTCGCCGCCTTCTACCCGGACCCCAAAGAGGGGACCAATACGTTGGACCTGGTCGAGGGCTGGAAGCTCAAAGGTGTCTACAAGCTGGACCGCAAGGTCGATGAAGCGGCTCTGCCGGCGGTTACCGAGCAGCTGCGGGAGATGGGGGTCAATGCCGACACCCTCGTCAAGTGGTCGCCGATTCTCAAGACCGCCACATACAAGGAGCTGACCGCCGAGCAGCGGGCAGTGTTCGACCAAGCCCTCATCATCAAGCCGGGCTCCCCCACCATTGAGTTGGTGGCCCCGAAGGCAAAGGAGTAAACCATGCTACGTGAAATTCTCGAGGCCGCTATACGGCGGCAGAACGAGCGGGAGGTCATCATGCGGGCTGTCGGAGCTGCTGTGCTCAAGCAGGGTGGCCGTATCGAGATTCCATTTGAGGATATGGACATCATCAGTGGTGGCCTCGCCTTCGAGGTGGACGGGGACAAGAAAATGTTTATACTACGGTTTCTGTCGGAGGAGGAGATGGCCAAAGAACAGGCCATGGCCGAGTCCATGTTCCAGGAGAAACACTGAATGGCTCTCAAGTTTACCACGACCGACCAAGCTGCCCAGCTCCACGGGGTCAAGGCGCTGGTGTATGGTCCATCCGGTGTTGGCAAGACCACCCTCTGCGCAACGGCTCCGGCCCCCATCATTATCTCGGCCGAGGCTGGTCTCCTGTCCCTCCGCAAGTTTCAGATCCCGGTCATCGAGATCAAAACGGTGGAGGACTTGACCGAAGCACACCGCTGGTGTAGCCAATCGGCTGAGGCCAAGCAATTCGCAACCGTCTGTATCGACTCTATCTCGGAGATTGGTGAGGTGGTGCTAGCAAACGCCAAGCGTCAGGTCAAGGACCCGCGGCAGGCCTACGGGGAGCTTCTCGAGAAGATGCTAACCACGATCAAGGCTTTCCGTGACCTGCAGGGCAAACACGTCTATATGGCGGCCAAGATGGAGCCCTTCAAAGACGAAATGACCGGCATCGTTCGCTACATGGCTAGCATGCCCGGTTCCAAACTCGGCCCCCAGCTCCCGTACCTCTTTGACGAGGTCTTCCGGCTGGGGATCAACAAGACACCGCAGGGCGAGCAGTACCGGTTCCTCCAGACCCAGCCCGACCTGCAGTACGATGCCAAGGATCGTTCCGGCGCCTTGGATGCCATCGAACCGCCGGACCTCAACCACGTGATCACGAAAATCCTAGGAGCAATGTAACATGGCACAACTGAACTTCGACGCCCGCCAGGTGGACCCGCAACAGTCCTTCGAGCCCATCCCGGCCGGCTGGTACAACATGATGATCATCGATTCGGAGATGAAGCCGACAAGCAACGGGCATGGCGCCTACCTCCAGCTGACACTGAAGGTGATGGACGGCCAGTACGCCGGTCGTCAGGTCTTCGACCGTCTTAACATCCAGCACCAGAACCCAGTCGCCACCGAGATCGCCTACAGGCGCCTGTCGGCCTACTGCCACGCCACGGGTGTTCTCCAGATCCAGGACTCCCAGCAGCTGCACGGTATCCCGCTGAAGGCCCGGGTCTCTGTCCGCACCGATTCGACCGGCCAGTACGACCCATCGAACGAGATCAAAGCGGTCAAGCCCATCAACGAGGAAACCGGTACCACCGAGGCCCCGGCGCAGCAGGCCCCTGCTCAGCAGTTCCCGCCGCAGGGTTTCCAGCAGCCCCAGCAGGCACCGCAACAGCAGTGGCGGCAGCCTCCGGCGCAGCAGCCCCAGTTTCCGCAGCCCGTTCCCCAGTCGGCCCCGGCGCAGGGTGGTGCTCCGACTCCCCCGTGGATGCAGGGCCAGCAGGCTCCGGCACAGGAGGCTCAGCCCGCCACCCAGCCGGACCCGGCCGCGGGCCCGATCCCGCCTTGGGCACAGGCGCGCCAGTAACAGGGGTCTTTGGAACCCGCCTCACGGCGGGTTCCTTTTCGTGGTCTTAGGCCCGGAAGGCAAGGAGAAAAACAATGTACCTAACAACCTCCAGCGGGCGCGCCATTGACATTCAGCGGATAACTCCGGACGACATCAGCATTGTGGACATCGCCCATAGCCTGAGCAATCTGTGCCGGTTTGCTGGCCACACGCGTGAGTTTTATTCAGTGGCCCAGCACAGTGTTCGCGTCGCCTTGGCTCTCCCTCCGGAGCTTCGCTTGGCCGGACTCCTCCATGACGCGACGGAGGCCTATGTGGTGGACCTCCCGCGCCCGATCAAGTGCCTCTTGCCGGACTACAAGAAGATTGAAGCCAACGTCTGGGAGGCCATCTCCTTCCGGTTCGGTATTGCCCGCTTCGAGCATCCATTGATCAAGGAGGTTGATGACCGCGCCTTGCGGACGGAGTGGGAGGAGCTCATACGGCATCCGCTACCGATGGAGTTCAAGGGGTTGCCCCGCCTCCGGGCGGAGGCCCCACTCCAACCGAAGGATGCTTATAAATTGTTCCTGTTGACCTTCGCCCAGCTTTCAGATACGACGCTGGCCCACCTGGAGGCGGTGCACTGATGAGTTACGCCCCTCGAATCGCGACCCAGACCCTCGCCACTATCGCCGCCCACCTGGAGCGGGACCAAGGTGCCGCCTTCCGCCGGCACCTCCGCCACCTCATGCCACAGGCAGAGGACGCCTACCGCGACGAGAAGGACCCCTTTCGCTCCCACCTCGGGGCCTCCCTGATCGGACGCGAGTGCGCGCGGGAGATCTGGTACTCCTTTCGCTGGGTCACCAAGCCCCGCTTCGATGGGCGGATGATTCGACTTTTCAATCGCGGACACCTCGAGGAGCCCCGGATGGTGGCCCTGCTCCTGATGATCGGCTGCACCGTCTGGCAGTTTGACGAGGAAGGTAATCAGTTTCGGATCAATGGGTACAAGGGCCATTTCGGCGGCGGGATGGACGGTGTTATCCTCGGTGTTCCGGAGATCCCAGACGAGCCGGTGCTGGGTGAGTTCAAGACCCACAACGACAAGTCCTTCCAGAAGCTGAAGGGGGAGGGCGTCCGCGAGGCCAAGTTTGAGCACTATGTCCAGATGCAGATGTACATGGGCAAGAACGGGTTCCGCTGGGCGCTCTACATGGCGGTTAATAAGAACGACGACGAGCTCTACGCCGAGCTGGTCGCCTTTGCCCGAGCGACCTATGACCGGTTCCAGGAACGCTCCGTCATGATCATCGATGCCGTTGAACCACCACCTCGGATCAATAACAGCCCGGGCTGGTACAAGTGCAAGTTCTGCACCTTCTCCCCGGTCTGCCACGGAGCCGCCATGCCCGAGAAAAACTGCCGGACCTGCCGCTGGTCTACTCCCGTTAATGGGGGCAAGTGGGTGTGTGAAAATCCGAAGCATATAGCGGACGCCGAGGCCCAAGGATGGGAAGACCCGATCGAGCTTGACAAGGAAGCCCAGCTCCGTGGCTGCGACGATTACCAGCTCCACCCATTGATCAAGGCCAAGCAATAGAATGAAGTTCCGCGACTACCAAGACTATGCGATCGAGTCCATCTTTCGCTACTTCGAAGAAGGCGGAGAAGGCAACCCGATCGTTGCCATGCCTACTGGCACCGGTAAGTCTGTGGTCATTGGCGGTTTCATCCAGCGGGTCTTCCAACGCTACCCTGGCCAGCGGATCATGAAGCTTACCCACGTCAAGGAGCTTATCGAGCAGAACTTCAAGAAGCTCCTGGCCATCTGGCCGACGGCCCCCGCCGGCATCTTCTCCGCGGGGCTTGGGCGTCGGGACGCCTACTGCCCAATCATCTATGCTGGGATAGCTACCGCTATTAGGGCAGTGGAGGCCTTCGGCCACGTCGACCTCTTGCTGATTGACGAATGCCATCTGGTCTCCCCGAAGGCGGATACCATGTATCGGGCGTTCATCAACGGTCTCAAGAAGGTCAACCCCTATCTCAAGGTGATCGGGTTCACCGCTACACAGTACCGGATGGGGCAAGGCCTCCTGATCGAGGATGGCGGGCTCTTCACCGACGTCTGCGTCGATATGACGACCCGCGAGGCCTTCAACTGGTTCCTGTCCGAAGGCTACCTCTGCCCGCTAGTCCCACGGCCTACCAGCACTGAGCTGGACGTGGAGGGGGTCAAAGTCCAGCAGGGCGAGTACAACCTCAAGCAGCTGCAGGAGGCAGTGGACCGGGACGAGGTGACACATGCCGCCCTGCTGGAAGCCTTAGAGCTGGGCCATGACCGCCAGCATTGGCTGGTCTTTGCTTCCGGGGTGGAGCACGCCATCCATGTTACCGCTATGCTGGAAAGCCTCGGGGTCCCCGCCACCTGCGTCCATTCCAGAATGAGTAACGGGGAGCGGGACCAACGACTAGCGGACTACAAGGCTGGCAAGTATCGGGCCATGGTCAACAACGGTATTCTGACCACAGGCTTCGACTTCCCAGCCATCGACCTGATCGTCATGCTTCGCCCGACTCAGTCGCCGGGGCTGTGGGTCCAGATGCTCGGGCGAGGCACCCGTCCACTCTACGCCCCCGGTTTCGACCTGGAGACCACCGAAGGCCGGCTAGCCGCCATCATCAACAGCCCGAAGCGCAACTGCCTTGTGCTGGACTTCGCCGGCAACACCCGTCGCCTCGGCCCAATCAACGACCCGGTCATTCCGAAGCGCAGGGGCAAGGGCGGGGGTCAGGCCCCGGTCCGCATCTGCGAGAACTGCGGCGTCTATTGCCATGCCAGCCTGACCCATTGTCCGGAGTGCGGCTTTGAGTTCCCGCGGTCTATCAAGTTCAGCCCCCGTGCCGGGACCGAGGCTTTAATTCGAGGCGAACAGGAGCTCCCACAGGTGGAGCGGTTCCGGGTGGATCGCGTGGTCTACAACGAGCACCGCAAGGAGGGGCGCCCGCCCAGTATCCGGGTCAGCTACTACTGCGGGCTGCGCAAGTTCGACGAGTGGGTCTGCCTCGAGCATGAAGGCTTCGCCCGCAAGAAGGCCCGGGCCTGGTGGCGTCTTCGTGCCCCAGGTAACAGGCCCCCAGAGACAACTGCTGAGGCTTTCCAGCGCCTTGGCGAACTTCGCACCCCGACCCATATTATGGTCTGGATTAACAAGAAGCATCCGGAGGTCATGAGCTATGAATACGGAACAGAAACACCAGCAGCAACGAATTGCGTTCCAGGAGCGGATCATTCGCTCCCAGAATTGGACCACCTGCCTCAACTGTGAATACTGGGATAAAAAGGAGGAGCTATGCACAACCTTCTCCACCAGGCCCCCGCTCACCGTAGTGGTGGTTGGGTGTCCTGAGTGGTTAGGGGAAATCCCGTTCTGATCTAAATTCCGCTTACCGACTTGGAAGACGACGAACGCCCCAAAGCCCAGAACTGTGGCTATCGCCCGGCGTACCTGTGACGGGCTGGCGGGTCGCCCGCGCCGGGATATCATCGAGGCATGTGTCCCCATTTGCCCCGCCCCGGCGGGGCTCTTTTTATCTCTAAAAAGGCGTTCAACCTGTTGACACCAGATCCGGGGTCCCTTATAATCTACTCATGGTCAGGGGGAACGGGTCCCTCGGATCGTTAACTAGGACAGGAGAAACATTTATACGGCCCCCGGCAGCCGGATGGGCCGGCTGAAAGAGGAGAAATAAAATGAAAAAGTTCGAATACCGGATTAATCAGAACGATTTTAATGATGCCTTTGGCGGCTTGAGCGCCGCCGAAGCGGCCGACCTTATTCTCGGCCGCCGCCCCCTGTCGGCCGCTCAGGCCGAGGCCCTGGAGCTGGCCGCCGGTGGTGGCCAGTACACCCTCCGTTTCGACCCCGCCCCCTGTGGGCATGTGGCATTTGCCCCGGTCGGCACCCGGGGCACCGGGAACGCCGGCTGGCACCGTCTGGTGCCTGCCACGCCGGAATGCCGGCGGATAGTGAACGCCGGCCGCCGGGAGGCGTTTGCTCGCCTCCTGGGCGCACCTCGCCCGATCGCCGACCGGATTTTTTCCGCAGCGCGTGGCTACGAGCCCGCGCTTCAGACAGCGGCCGAGGTATGGCCGCTCCTCTCCCGCTGTCCGTCTATGACGGACCGTGCCCTGCGGGCGGCCGGGTTCCGACCCGGTCACCCGCACGAGGGTGCGGGTATAGCCGCCGTCCGGGCGGCTCTCGGGGTCTCCGCATAAGCGGAGACAAACCACAGCCGGGTGGCGCTCAGCCACCCGGCCGTGAAATGCTGGCGAGGCCGGCTAGAAGGAGAAGCAACATGACCATGCGCATTGAAATACCCGCCCTGGACACCAGAGGCGATTGGTGGGACGATTACATCTCCTCCGTAGAGGGGGAGAGCGGACTTCGGTGGATCGGCGACGACAGCCAGTATGGCGTATTCGCCGACTTCATCGGCAACCACTATCGAGCTTATGTCAACCCTGCTCTTTCCAGCGAAGAGCAATGGGTGGTCGAGTTTGACCCGGTTGAGGTTGCCTAACCGTCTTAATCCCTTCTTCATCGGAGAACGTAACATGGCTATTTATTATGGGGCGTCATGCCCACTATGCGGAACATATGATAGCGGGACGCAGCTAGAGAGCCACCCCGCTGATCAGTACTTCCTGTACGCCTGTTCGGCGTGCGGGGGCATCCATGACGGCCACGAAGGGGTCACTCAGGCCGATTTGGACGCGATCCAGTCGGCGCGGGAAGCGTACGACGAGGAGTCTTAATCCCTTCTTCAGCCGGGGGCGCACAGCCCCCGGCTCTCAATAAATCAGGAGTAACGCTATTATGTACAATCCCATTATCAAGTATGTTGTCCGCAGACCAGGCCACACCGCCTGGTCAGAACACCGCTCCGAGAAGGCGGCGAAGCGGGAGGCCGCAAAGGCCAACCGCATCTGCTGCTCCGGCCACAGGGTTTTTGCCGAACACAGGGACGGCGCCGTTACCGGCCCATACTAATCTGACCAAGGCTACCCTTTAGCTCCTGTCCCCTTTGGCCCCGCCTCGGCGGGGCTTCTTTTTGCTTCTAAAGAGGCGTTTTTCGATTCGAACATTTGATCGTTCTTGGGCGCCTAGCCTGTTGCCACCCAATCCGGGGTCCCTTATAATCTACTCATGGTCAGGGGGAACGGGTCCCTCGGATCGTTAACTAGGACAGGAGAAACAACATGAAACTCTACACCATTAAATCCTCCGCCCACCGCGCCGCTAAGAAGGCTGGCTTCGAAAAGGACCAGTACGAGATCATCGAGATCGACGGAAATTTCGGCTGGAAGCCGAAGGCCAAGCCGGGTATCAAGCGCAAGTCCGACATCGAGCGCCCGACGAAGGCCGTCTGGCACATTGCCGACGAGATGTCCGCCGCGGACCCGCAGGTCCGCCGCAAGGATGTGATCGCCGAGTGTGTGCGCCGCGGCATCGCCTTCTACACCGCCCGCACCCAGTACCAGCAATGGCTGGCGGCAAAGAGAGGCACCACCAAGTAACAGGAGGCTAACATGCGCGACCTCGTAACCCGGGGTCGCCATCCTGCCGACCCTACCGGGGAGGTGTATGGCGACACCCATTGGCCCCTACCGAACTACTATGACAGGGAACCCACTATGTATATCGCAATCAATCGCGAGAAGATGACTTTTATCTGCCTCGGGGAGTATCGCGTGGCGTGGGCCAGAGCTCTAGACGAGGTTGCGCCTGAAGCCATTGTAATCGGGGAAGCTGCGTCCAGCCGGACGTATAGCAAGTTCACGGACATGGAGCTCAAGCTCCTGTACCGGAACACCACGGGGTTCCAGCACGAGGGCTTTGACTATAACGCTCTGCTCCAGTCCTGCAAGGTCCTTGGCCTCAAGCTGGAGCCCCTCCCCACCCCTCCGGGGCTAGTC